TGCTTTGCATCTTGTTTATCAATCGGAAAAAACTGTCCCATACTCTGTGCTGCTACATCCATTAAATCCATACCAGGATACCAGTTAATTACTTTTTCTTTTCGTTCCTCTGCTACTCTACTTGCAAGCCCTGTTGTATTATTTAATTTATTAGAATTTGGTAATACATATCGATATTCTCTTAAAGAAATGGAAAAATAAACATCACTAGTACCATCTTTTTCATTATAGTCAAAGGTATCGATACTCACATTAAGATTTATATTTGTATTAGATATAGCTAATTTACAAGGCTGTCCTTTTTGTGCAAAAGAGTTTATTTTTTCGACATAACTATATGGACTATCAGGTGTAGTATTTACAATATCATCATAAGCCTGTGCTGGAAAAAAACTAGAAAATTTAATTGTAGTTAATCCACGTTTTCCTAGCATATTTATATCACCTAAAGAATTTACATTTATAGTGCTATTATTGTAAGCATTACTTATTTCAAAAGAAGGTGGCGATACGGGAAAAGTTACACTTTCACCAGCACAGCTTAAAACCAACTTACAACCTGTATTTAAGCCAGAGCCTGAACTTATAAGGCTATCTACCGCCTGATTTAAAAACGACAAAATTGAAGCCATTACACCGCCCCCTCATTCATATTAATGCTACGTTTTTGCATTTGATAATAAATTCTCTGCATTAATTTATCTGCTAATTCGTCCATATCAGCATCAGATTTCATATTTGCACCATAAATATTAATACTGAAATTAAAATTATTACTGTTATTTTGATTATCTTGTCGTCCCTGCGCATATGCTGTCTGAATAGATTTATCATGTGGTATTACACGTGTTCCACTTGGTAGGTCTACAATTTCTCCACCTTGTTCATTGATTATGGCAGGTCCTCCAGCGAAGTTTCCTGTTCCTCTTGCAAATTTAGGAATATTTAATCCTTCAAAAGTCTGACCACCAATACCTGGAATAAAATCTGGTACTGTAAATTGGATAGAATTTATACCATCAATTACACTGTTTATATTTGCCTTTATTCCACTAAGTACACTATCAACAATGCCTGTTATTGTTGAAAATATACTATCAAATACTTTAACAATTCCTTGCCATGCCATTTCCCAATTACCGGTAAATACACCTGTTAAAAATGTAATTATGCCATTTAATACTCCTAAAAATCCTGTAATAACAACAGTAGCTATATTAATTGCTGTAATAATACTATTAGTTATCACATTTGCAGCTATTACTAAAACCGTGATGAAAACACTTCCTAAAAATATTGCAAGCAACTGAAGTATAGGCATAAGCACACCACTAATAGAACTACCTAAGGATAAAATAATATTAATTAATTGATTTATGGCATTAAACGCTGGTTGTAGTGCCAATAAAACAGAATTAATACCGCCAGATATTACATCTTTAAGCCTACTAAAAGAAGCCATTAATACTACAATAGCAGGTTGAATTTGCGACCATGCTCCTAAAAATGCTGCTTTAATTTGATTCCATAATCCAATTAAAAACGGTCCTACAGTTTCCCAATTTTGATAAATAAGCAAGGCAATTCCCGCAATAGCCATCAAAGCAATTCCAAGAGGTGAAAAAATGAACGCACGTGATACTGTAACTACCGTTTTTATAGCATTAGAGATTTTGCCAAGTCCACTAGCTGTTGCAATAGCAACAGTTTCAAGTGTCATTGCCGATTTTACAGCAATCAATGTTGTTCTTAATGTTCTATAAGCATTAACTGTATTTAATACAGCAAATTGTAAAGCTTTATTTTGTATACTGCCACCCATTGCAGCTCTACCTATGTCGCCATAAAGTTTTACAATACCACCACCAATACTTATAACTTTACCTGTTGCCAGCATAAAACCAGTAAATGCTACTGTCCACATTAAAATATTACCGATTAGTAATTTAGTTTCAGGTGATAACGTATTTATCAAGTCTGCTAAATTTCCTATATTATCAGTTACCATCTTTATTTGCGGTGTTAATACACTACCAAAATTAATAGCAAGACTTTCAAGACTCCCTAGCATACCATCAATACTATTTTTAAGTGTACCTTTCATTACTTCAAATTGAGCCTGTGAAGAACCAGTTGCATTATCCATTGCATCTTGCATTGCTTGATATGCTTCTGGAGTTGTATCAATTAATGATAACAATTGAGAATAATAATCTTGACCTGCTATAGATTTCGCTAATGCAATTCTTTCAGTATTCGCTAATCCAGCCATTCCTTTTCTCATTTGCTCAATTATTGGTTGTAATCCAAGAAAATTACCTTTAGCATCTTTAACTGTAACTCCCAACTTATCAAGAGCTTCTGCTGCTGGTTTTGTTGGAGCTGATAAATTAGAAAAAGTAGCACTTAAAGCATTACCTATTTTACTAGCATCACTTCCCGTATTTTTTAAAATAGCTACAGCTGTAGATAATTGTTCAATTGATATTCCTAATGTATTTGCTGGCGTTCCTGCTTCTTGTAAAATAACACCAAAATCAGCAACTGAAGCACTTGATTTATTAGCTGCCATTTGTACAACATCTGCAACCCTCATGGCATTTTGTGCTATATCTCCCTGTTTTAGATTCCAGATATTAAGGGCATTACTAACAACATCGGAGGTTGTGGCTAGGTCCTCACCACTGGCTACTGCTGCTGTTATTACAGACGGCATAACACCAATAACCTGATTAGCATCGTAGCCTGCGGCCGCTAACCTATCCATGCCCTCTGCTGCTTGTGTAGCACTTATTGGAAAATCTGCACCAAATTGGCTTGCTTTTTGACGCATCATTTCCATTTCTTCTGCTGTTGCTCCAGCTTTTGCCGCTGCTCCAGTTATAATGCTATCAAAATCAATAAATGCACGACCTCCTGCTGCACCAATTGCTGTAATTCCAGCTGCAATTGGTAACATACTTTCACCGACACTACTAAATCCATCACCAATACGTTGAATATCTCTACCCATACGCTGATGAGCACGTGCTGTACGTTCCATTTCATTTTGAACACGTACAAGAGGGGAGGTCATCATATCTATTAACCTTAAAGTTACATCAATTTGTGTTGCCATTTTATCCCCTCATTTTTTTTATTTCTTCTTTTATATCTTCTTGTTCTTGCCTTATAAAAGCTTCAATAATGGTTCTTTCACCATTGCCCATATTAAAAAAATCTAATGGCTTCCAATGATGTTTTCTATAAAGCCAATACATCATATTTGTTTTGCCATCAGATTTTATTAGTTTTTTATTTCTTCAATATTTTGTTGTTTTTCTTCTTCACTGTAGCCAGATAATGCACTTATTTTATTTGCTATATCTGTAATTTCACCAGCTAAAAACAACTTTTCATACATATCAAATGGAGTAGTTGCATTAAACTTTTTAAGTAAATTAGTATCTGCCAAATTTGGTTCTTTTATTCCTTCATTTAATGTAAGCATCTGCATTTTATATAAATCTATATTTTTACTTTTTCCCTTTATATTAATAGCTGTTGTTTGAATTTCAGAATATCTTTTAGCTGGAATAGATTTTAAGGTAAGTACAAATTTTTCTCCCAAAACTTTACTTAATCTTTCAACTTCATATTCTTCTGTTTTTTCCGCCAATACTTCATCTACATCACTATTTAATAATACATCAACTAAACTCATTCTTCTTATCTCCTTTAAAAATAAAATAATTACAAATATATTAAGCGTTAGCAGTAACAGGCACTTCAAAGTCTGTAAAAGTAAAATCATAATCATCTTCTGTAAGTTTTTTAGCTTCCCAATCCATAAGTGTAAGTTTATCAAAGGTTGCGTCACGAATAATCACTTCTTCACGTCCAACTGCATCTGGATCATCAAGTTTTGCACGAATTGTAACAACTGTTTGACGCCCCTTACGAATATTATCTGCCATAAGATTAATAAAATAAGAAGACACATGATTCATTTTTACATTTCCAGTACCTTCACAGCCTACAACTTTATACTGTTTAAACATGGTTTTTACTTGATTAACTTCTTCTTTTATGAGTTTAATTTCTGCTTTAAACCCTGTTACTTCTGCCATGTATTTACCTTCAATCCAAATTTCGCCCTGCGTCCCGCTCATAACACGTTGAGCTTCAAATTTATCCATAAAAGTAAACTCCTTTCTTAAATATCAAATGGTAGTTCTATATCTTCCATAGCGTCAATTATCTTAATTTTGCCTTTTAAAAATACTTTTTTCTTTGTATCTAGCTGGTTAATTTCATCATCACTCATATCTGCAAGTTCATCTTTGGTATATAGACCGTTTTGCAGCTGATAATTTTTTATTGCTTCCGTATCTAGTTCTACCGTAGAATAATTAGCTTGTAAAAGACCTTCACCTTCAAGTTCTTTAAGATATCCAGTTATTGCAGTAATAAGTAAACATTTATTATCATAAGTATTTGCATATTTACCTATATAGCTATCCTGTGCTGTAGTTCTAATATCATCATAAATCATATCCATAATGTCTACGATTTTAATTGTTTGATAGCCTTCCTGTTTTCCTTGCGTTGTAGTAACAAGACTATTTACTGCACGACTCATTTTATATTTTGTGCCATCATACCAAATAAAAAATTCACCATTATTAACTTTTTCATCATTTTCATCAAGGTCATATTTATCACAATCAATTACTTCATTAAGTGGTGCATATGTTGCACTTATCGTAAGTGGAGTACCTGCAATAAGTCCAGCAATACGTGCAGTATATTCAGCTGGTGTATAAGTCTTTGTAGCTGTTTTTATATATTTATTACTGAAATTAATAACACCCTCATAATCTCCATCATAACCTGGCATTACTATTTTCATTTTTTTATATTTATTTTCTCGATAACTTTTTA